GATAGCAGTTGCAATGTTGTCAAACTCAGTGTCAAAGTCAGAACCTTTGACAATCTTTCCAGCATTACCTGATGGTAGAGAATCTTTGGCAGTAAAGTTGGTTGTCTTCGTATAGTTAGACATTTCTAATCCTCTTTAGATTTCTTTACCTTAGTAGCCTTTTCAGTTTCTTCTTTCTTTTCTTCTTCTACTTCATCATAGTCAGGATGCTTACGCATTTGTGCTACATCATATTCAACCTCAACACCAATTACATTGTTGGACCACTTACATCTAAAGTAAACCATAATGACCTCTATATGTTGAAGGGGCTACAAAGCCCCTCCTTTTTATACGAACCTAGCTACAGCAATCTTGATCGTAGTGGATGCTAAGTTAACAGCACCACCAGTATTGTTGTTAGCGGCAATCGTTACCGTATCAGCAGCCGTGACATCAGCAGTAATACTGAGTCCAGCAACATCGACACCGAACGAAACACCAAGAACAACATCACCAAGAGCAACACCAGGAACCGTAACAGTATCAACTTGTGTTTCAGCATCAGCAACCGAAGCCAAGTCCAGCGTAGCTGTCACTGACCAAGTATCACTGAATAGACCACGAAACTGATCTGTACCACGACGAGAAACAACAGAAGTAGCAGCCATAATTATCTCCTTAGTTAGAGGGGCTGATTAGGCCCCTAATGTTATCAACCAGGGATAATGAGGGCGATACCAGCATCGTTACGAAGCTCTGCAACACCATAAAGGGTGTCAGCAGTGTACAGCGTAGAGAGATACTCTTGCTTGTACTGAGCCTGTGAACGAACAGCCATCTGCTCTGCATGAACCATTGCATCCTTGTGGAACATCAAGCAAGCACGAGGAGCAGTCCCAGAAGAGCTGTAAGCTGTGTCAGCGTTCGTAGAAACAAACACTTTAACACCGTATACATCACCGATCTGACCATTGCGGATGGTGTTGCTACCGCCTTGCTCACCAACGAAAGCCTGCTCGGTGAAACGAGAAAGACCCATCATGGTGTTACGAGCAACAGGAGGAACGAGGAAGTAACGCTGATCCATAGGAACATCAGCATCATCAAGACGCTGAATGGTACGGCGGATAGCAGCATCAGTCAGTGCAGAAGCGTTACCAGCACCAGCACCGCCTGAGAAGGCAGTCGTACCATCACCACCGATGTAGGCAGTGGTTGTACCAGTAACAGAGTAGTCACCAGTTGCACCAGCAGCGTGTGAGCCATTGAAGAGACGACCGATACGAACAAGGTCAGTATCTACTTGCGTAGCAAGAGCGTAACCAGCGTCTTCGGTGTAGAAGCGGCGCAGGGAAGCCAATGCTTGCACTTCAACGATGTCCTCAATCAAACGTGAGTATTCGTAGTGCTTGTTAATCGAAACCTGCACTTCGTCTTCAACGTTAGCCTGAATGGTAACGGCAGTGTTAGCAGCTTTGGCAGCAGCTACACCACGGGTGGGTTTAGGAATGTGAAGTAGATCACCTTTCTTGCCACGCATAGACATCTTGTTGACAAGGTTTGCCATAACAAGATTCTTCTTGTAAGCAGCGATGATTTCATCAGACCAAATCTCTGGAATAAATTTATCAGCATTGGTCTTGTTAACGATGGAGGAACTACCTCCAGGATAAGTTACAGCAGCCATTTTAAGTTTCCTTTAAAATTAAGTTTAACGGACACGTCCATCAGCGTATGCCTGCATGATCTCTGGTTGCAGGTTTAGGTAACGCTCTGGATCTGTCATTTGAAGCCGAATAAGATCGCTTCGACGGTAAATTTTCTTGCTCGTTTCTCCAGTAGCACCATCAAGAGCTACAGTAGCAGCTTTAAGTGTCTTCTCTGTCTGTTCTTGGAGTTGTTGAGAAGCTTGATTAACAGTTTCCTGTTTGATCTTTCTCAGTTCCTTAAACGTAGTGAGTAGTTCGTTAGCAGAGTCAAAATCAAACTGTTGATCTGCTGCTGCGTACAGCCTTTGGCGAACACTAGAGCCTTTAACCCATTCAGCAAACTCAGGATCAGCAATGACCTGTGTATAATCTGGATGTGATTGAGCTAGCCTGTTCGCAGTCTGCATACGAGCCATCTGTGCTGCTGCTAATTGAGCTTGCTGCACAGCAGGATGCGTAGCTACTGCTTTGTTAACTGCCTTAACAGGATCGGCAAAAAAATCAGTCTCTTCTTCAACAGCTTCTTTTGCTTCTACCTTAGGGGTAGTGATTTGCCTCTTGATTAACTCATCAGCAAGTTTTCGAACTTCACCAACCTCTTGTGCTTGACGACCAATTAACTTCTCAGCCTCTTGGTGCATCCTTATGATCTCATCTAGAGATTTACCCTTATACTTCTCAGGGATCTCATGCTGAGTAGGTGTTGCTTGCTTTACTTCCTCCGCTTGAAATTCATTAACTTGTTGTTCGTCATCAACAGAATCTACAAATTCAGCCATTTGCGTCTCCTAGTCGGGTTAAACCCAATTGTTAGGATGTTAAAAAAATCTAAGTTATCCCTCGTAGTAGGACTTAGACTGTGCTACTTTAGCGGCCTGTTCGTGTACCTTAGCCCATCGATCTGCTGCACCAGGGAATGAGCCAGTAATACCTTCTAGCTTACTTCTCGGTGCTGCTAATTGCCTTTGTGCTCTTTTACCGCAAACAGGACAAACTACAGTGTTTTGAGTATGCTCAACTAAGTGCTCTGTTGTGTGTCCTTCAGAGCATTGAAAATCATTTATAATCCTCATTCGTTAAATCCTCATAGGCTTTTTCTGATACTTCTTTGAGTGTCAGGAGCCAATCTAAGATGTCTAGTTGACCTTTTTTAAAGAATAGGTTGTTTGAGTCAGTGATGGAGGTGACTTTGTTGTATGCTTCGAACAATTGTTGAGCATCTTCCATCAAATCAAGCCAACCTGGATGAGAAAATAAGTCAAACCTATTTTCATAGTATCTTTGTAGTTTTTCTTCCATGTTGTAATTTTACCACACCTATTTTGTTGCTGTAAAGCCCCTTGACTGCGTTACTAAAGTGTGATACAATCCTGCTTTTTGGAGACACTATGCAGGCACATCACTTTGCTAAAACATCACTAACTTCTCAGGAAAGGTTAAACCTTGTCCAACACTTAGTTGCTCATGGAAAACCTACTGAAGAGATACGTAAAGCTTTAGGTAATGTAAGCAGACAACGAGTACATCAACTGATTGATAAACTAGTCAAAGAAGGTCGTATCACTGATGAACAACGTCCTCGAACACAGCGTAGAGAGCTTCTAAGACAGAACTATAAGCAGAAATGGGGTCATTACCCAGAAGAGGCATCAGTGCGTGAACAAGATGCCTATCAAGCCTTTAGAGAGAAGTTCAGACGTAAGAAAGCTTCTAACTATAAACATGAATGGACTATAGAGTTTGGTGATCTAGCATTCCCTACTCATTGTCCGATACTAGGTATTGAACTTAACTACTTTGCTCCTGAAAGACAGGAGAACTCGGTTAGCTTTGACCGTATAGACGCTACCAAAGGATACATCAAAGGTAATGTAGTGGTAGTGTCTTGGAGAGCTAACCGTATCAAGAACGATGGTACTGCTGAAGAACATCAGAAGATTGCTGATTTCCTTAAACAGTGTCAGCACCAATAGAATCAGCATCAGCCACAGGCACTATCCACTGACAAGTCTCTTCATCTAACACAGCATCATTAGAAGGTTTTGGTGGGATAAAAGCATCACGAACGGGATCGTAGGTGTAGCCAATGCCTGCGTGGTTTTTTCTAATAGTCCCGTTGTAGCTAGTTTGCTTCCAGTGCGGATAGCCGCCTGACCAGTTCTGAAGAAACCAAACGCCTTTCCATTCTTGCTCAACACCGTTCTGGTCAAGCAGTTCGTTGTTATGAACAACATGCACTTCAAGCACCACATTGTTCTCATCAAGTTTTGCAAAGCTAGCCATGTGATACCTCAAAATGTCAGAGTGCCGTTGCCGGTGAACGTGTAGTAACGGTAACCACCAGTCGTTGTCGAAGTTGGTGACCCGGTCGTTGCGCTTGGCACCGGATAGGTGTCGGGGTATCGAATAATGACAACACCTTTCCCGCCAGCTCCAGACCCAGGACCAGTTCCATTCCATGCGCCGCCGCCACCGCCAGTGTTGATCCCTCCTGCTGTGCTTGGACCACCGCCACCACCTAATCCGCCTGACCCAGCCGTATTTGAACCACCGCCTGCATAATAGGTTCCAGAACCTGTTGGCCATTCAGAACCATTTCCTCCATTGCCGGTTCCCGATCCGTTAGCTCCCGCCTGTCCGGCTCCACCACCACCGCCTCCAAAACTACCATTGCCGTTACCGCCAGCATTACCTTCTGCCGGTGTGTATCCGCCTGAATTTCCCGCAGCCCCGCTTTGACTTCCCACGCCCCTACCGCCACCACCAGAACCTCCCGTCGCTGCGGTGCCGTTTTCTCCACCGCCAGCCCCACCTCCAGACGAAGTGATTGTCGTAAAGCCGAGCGTTCCCGCCAAAGATGAGTTAACGCCTGAAGAGCCGGAACCGGTTGTTGTTCTTGAAGGCCCACCATCACCAACGGTGGCTGTAAATACTTGTCCTGGAAGGGCAGAATAGGAACCCTTTCTAAAACCGCCAGCGCCACCGCCACCTCCTAGAGATGAGTGACCACCGCTTGCGCCTCCGGCCACCACAAGATATTCCATAGGAACCGACTGAGGAAGGGTTGTCACTGCAAATCCAGAATATGCAATCCACCCCTGCGTACTGTCCAAATAAACAAGCTGAACAGAGCCTCTATTAGTAGCCACAATTGCGTTAGTAGTACCGCCATTTATCTTCAACCCATTTGGGTTAATCGTCAGGTTATTCGTACCCCACGTACCCGCATAATCGGTCAGCGTAATGACATTCCCTGCCGCTGGACTAGCAGGTAGCGTGACGGTAAATGCTGCGGAAGTCGTATTACACGGATAAGCATTGTTAGCTATTGCTAAAAAATTAGAATTTCTTACCGGCTGCCATTGCAGCGTAGGCGATGGCGCAAGGTTGAATGCCGAGGGCTGCAACGAATTCATTAGTAGTCCCCACCAAAAGCACTAACAGCTATTGCAATATTTGTTCCACCAGCAGCAACTGTTAGGCCTGCATAGATTCTGTAAGAAGCAGGAATGTTTAAACCACCTGTTGGTAAAGATAAAGGATATGTTGTTAATGCAGAAGACGCTAAAGCTGTAACTGCTGTCGCTGGTATGGCAACCTCACCTAAGAAAATATTGTTTCCAGCAGTTGTGTTAGCTGAACCGTTGTTTATCCAAAAACGAACAACTGTTGCATTGCTTGTTCCAGATGCTGTTGCACCATTTGTTGAAGCCAGTCTACACATGATTTGGTCTATACGGCTTCCGTTTGATCCTGCTGTAAAACATAATACTAAAGCAGTTCCAGTAGTCTCTGTACCGTCAAACGCTTTAGTATTAGTCATTGCCGTAGAGATAATTGCGTTATTAGAACCGACATCAGGTGTTTGTACAAAAATTGGGGTTGCTGTGACAGCCATGTTAAAAAGCTCCGAAAGTATTCGCTAAATAAATATTTGAACCTGTGTTATTACCACCTCCACCACTTGCTGTGGCCCAAGACAGTGTTCCAGTACCGTTAGTTGATAAGAACTGACCATTGGTTCCATCTGTGCTTGGTAGTGTCCAAGTAACATTACTGCTTACAGTTGCAGGTGCTTGGAAAGCAACCCAGTTACTTGAATCAGCATCAGCAAAGCGAAGATCAGCCTGTGCTGGTAGTGTTACATTGTCTGAGTCATCAATCGTAACACCAGAGTTCTGAATCAGTTTACCTGTGGTTGTATCAAACCTTGCTATAGCATTATCTGTTGCTGACAAAGGACCAACAACATCACCAGTACCTACTCCACCTGTGGCAGATAACGTACCAGCAGCAAAGCTTAACCCAGTACCTATCGTAACATTGCTAAAGCCACCAGAGCCATTACCGTACAGGATAGATGTACCACTAGTTGCTGGTGCATAATCAGTACCGGATACAGCAGCAGTGAATGCTGTAGAACCATTACCTTTTACGATACCTGTTATGCTTGAAACACCTGTACCGCCATTAGCAACTGCTACTGTGCCAGTGACATTACCTGCGTTACCGCTGATATCACCTGTTATCTTTGATCCAGCTAAGGCTGTAAGCCATGTTGGGTTTGAATAGCTACCACCTGTAGATACACCATCAGTTATACCGTAACCACTTAGCGTTGTAGGTGTACTGCTTATTTTACTCCAAGCTAATGAGGTAATCCACGATGGGTTAGAGTAGCTACCAGTTGTATATACACCATTCGTTACTGTACCAGCATTACCTGTGATGTCAATACCCCAGGTTCCTGTAACTGACGCTGGTGCAATGTTCTTCCAGTATTGGTTTGCTGAATCATACTGAAGTATATCATTATTGGCAACAGAAGTAATCTTAACATTATGTAGCTCATCCAGTTCCCAACCGTTGTTGATATTCAGGAACAACTCACCTGAAGAGGCGTTAACCTTAACAACCCAACCTAGGAATACCGTATGTGCTGGTGCTGATGGTCTTGTTGCTGTAAATCCACCAGCAGTCTGTGATAAGTACACATCGTCACCAGCAGTGAATGCACTGGTATCAATACCTCTAATCACACCAAAGGTGGCTACAAAGCCTTCTGCACCGTTAGCAATGTCTTCTGCTGTTACACCTAGTGTAGGTGCGGACAAGGATTCAGTATCTGCGTCAGCAAGCACTACACTTGGTCGTTGTCCTTGAGCACCTGATACAGCGACTACCTTACCTTTTGTAATCGTAGAGCCTGAACCATTGTATACTAAGACAACATTCTCTTGACCTACTTGGAGATCAACATTGTTACCCTTTAGACGAGTAACTAATGATCCATCTCCACTGTCATACCATAATTTACCTACAGCACCAGTAACCGTAGCTGCTGTGTCAAACTGTATGAAGTCTGGTGAGCTAATACCACCAGTGATACTGTCTAGGCTTGTGATGTTTGTGTTAGCACCTGAGTTAGCAGCACCTAAAGTGTTGTAACTGATTGTTCTTGCTACAGAACCATCAAAGGTAGTTCCTGATGCGTCACCACTACCACTATTGTTGAAAGTAACTGCATTGGTTGTTGTACCACCACTACCAGCAGCAACAGTATCCCAACCAAATGCTGATCCATTCCACTTAAGGTAAGTATTTGATGTGGTAGGAGCATCAATAAACCCTGTAGTATCAGCACCAAGCTGGTAAACAATCTTGTTAGCAGCACCACCAGCAATCGCTGTTGCAGTACCTGCATTACCACTGATGTTACCAGTAATCTTTGATCCAGCCAGTGATGTAATCCACGTAGGATTACTATAGCTACCACCAGTGCTTACACCATCAGTGATACCATAGCCTGACAGTGTTGTTGGTGTTGATGTAATCTTAGACCAATCTAGTGCTGTGATCCATGAAGGATTACTGTAGCTACCAGTCGTGTATACACCGTTAGTGACAGTACCTGCACTACCTAGAATGTCAATATTCCAAGTACCAGTAGCATTTGTACCTGTGATGCTAGGAGCACCAAGGGTGTTGTAGCTGATTGTACGGGCTACAGAGCCATTAAACGATACTGGTGAGGCTGCGCCAGTACCGCTGCTGTTAAACGTCACTGAGTAGGTTGTAGTGCCTCCACCGCCTCCTCCACCGCCACCAGCAATCCAAGATAGGTTACCTTCACCATCTGTGGAGAGAACTTCTCCACCATGTCCTGTTTGATCTGGTAGTAGTTCTGTGATGCTCATCTGTCCTTGTTTGAACATCTGAACAACAGCATCACTAGCGATACGTGTTACGTAACCAGCATTGATTTGTTGTCCGTTAGATAGTTCAACAACTAACTGATCATCAAAGTCAATGAATACATTGGTAACACTTACACCATCAACACCATCCCTACCATCTTTACCATCAATACCATCTTTACCTGGACGACCATCAATACCGTTTGTACCATCACGGCCATCCTTACCGTTTACACCATCCTTACCATCTCTACCAGGATCACCTTTCTTTGTAGAAAGATCTTTGATCTCATTGTACTTAGCGGTAAGTCTATCTTCAATCTGTTTAAAGGCATCAACGATGTAAGCGGATTTAGTCTTGTTTACCTCCAGATCATGTTTTTGTTTCTCTTCACGAAGACCAGCAATTAACTCTTTCAACAAGAGTTTCTTATCTCGTGAAGAAGCCTGCATTACTGCATCAATAAGTTCTTTAGCCATTGTCGGTCAACTTATCAAGTAGTTCGTTGAGCATATCTTCATCACCAGGGAGTACACCAGCTTTACTCATCTGCATTTCTACAATCTTGGTGTTGTTCGCTAAGTCAGCTTCTTTGAGCATTAACTCTGCTATCTTGACTCTACGGTCAAACTCAGTCTTAGCAGCATCGTCTTGGTTTGGTAAGTTCTTAGACACTGCTGCCATTATTTTAGCACGAGTCTCTTCAGGAAGCAACTGTGCTTCTATCGCTGTCTTCTGAGCCTCAGCAGCATCCTTAGCGGCTTTAGCTTGTTTCTCTCGGACACTAGCTTCAGCATCTGCTAACTGCAACTGTGCTGCTTGCTGTTGTATCTGCTGCTGTTGTGGATCTGGTTGAGCAAGTTGAGCCAACTGAGCTAACAATGTTTCTTTGTTAGGCAACGAAGAAGTCTCAATAACACCCTGTAGCAACAAAGGAACGATAGGACTGTTCGGACCAAGTGTAGACAACAATGCAAGTATCTGTGCTTGTTCAAACTCTCTTGCTATCATACCCATCGTACCTGTAGCAACAAAGTCAAAGTCTTGTACAGGATAGCGATCAGGACTAAACTGCATGTATCTCCATGCTGCTTTCTCTACAAAAGGAATCAAGAAGTCTTCTTGGAAGTTAACCAACGATCTCTTGTTCTTTTTAATCAGTCCGGACACTGCCATAGCAAGACCAGCAGTGGCTGCTTCACCACCAGAAACCTGTGCAGGGAGGTTTGCTGTGTCTAATGTACCTGTAGCCTGCAACATCATCCGTTCAAAGACCTGTGCAGACTGTAAATTAGCTGGATCTGTGTTACCAAACTTGAATGGTGTTAAGATTTCGTTAGGATTACCATTAGTTAGGATGGTTTTACCAGGACGAATCTCAAATTTAGCTCCTCTAGGCAGTCTTGTAGCGTCTACAGCCATCATAGGAGCTGTTGTAAGCCCTAAAGAGTCTAAATGGCTACGTAACTGAGCATCAACAGCCTTTTGCATGTTGTATGCCTTCTCAGCCGTTCCTCGACCCCAGAAACGACCAGGAATTGAGTCAGCTTGGTAAGCAACTACAGGCCTATCTTGCATCATAAACGGGTTTTCTTCAGCCTTTAGCAGGGCTTCTCCGTTAGCAATGACCACCATAGCCTCAACCATGTCTGAATATAGCTCATCATCCTCATAAGCCATGTCATCAGGGTTTGCTAATAGCTTTCTAGGCACTAAACCATAGTACCTTAACATAAGAATCTTGTCATTCTGGTAATATGTTAGGTCTTGATCAGGCTCTAAGTCAGTATCTACAGCAGCATCACCAAGTGCAACTGCTTTGTATACACCATCTTCCATGCCTTTGATGACTGCGTGTCTACCTACATACTCTTCAATGGCACAACCCATAGCATCTTCAATGCTTGTTGAGTTAGGATCAATGATAAAGTTCTTAGGATTGATGGGTTTTAACTGCACAGCAATGCGATTGTTGGTTCGGACACCAATCATAGACAGTCCAGGCTGTGCTGAAGGCTGTGTTGCTGGAGCCATCTCCTTCTTTTGCTTAACAATGATCTCACCGATACCAGTACCGTAGATCTCAGCTAAGGTCATGACATTACCAATAGCTTTTCTGATCTTGTCTTTCTTAAAATCTTCAGACAAACGAGTACGTAAGATCTCAATGTCTTGTTTATCCTGGTCAGCAACGTCATCACTGATGTCGAAGAACTGTCCTTTAGCGAACACAGCTTCTTCAAGATCAGATTGTTTGTTGTCTACTGCTTGCTGTAGGGCAGGGGAGATGATCTTTGAACGCTCAGACTGTCTGGTTTTATCTTCATCAGCCCAGATTCCACGCCAAAGACGCTCATACTCTTCCCATCTTGGGAGGTAATTCTCATCTCTGTGGTCCCTCCAGTTGTTGCATCGATCCATCACAAATGCTACTAGAGCATTCTGAGGAGTGATTTCGGATTCAAATTTCATGTTTGGTTATCCTAATAGCCTGCTACTTGGTCCAATACTTCAAACTCTTCTTCATCAAGGTTTTGATTCCAGTTTGCAGTTTGTATTTGATCAATGTAGCTAAGTGCATCAATCAAATCATCATGTGTCTTAGTGTCTGGGAACTGCATCAGTTGGTCTAAGAACTGATAATTCCAGTCACCTTCATTTAAAACAATCCTACCATGCTCAAATCGACCCTGTAGTGACCAAACAATCCTATCTGCTTTCTTCTTATTACCATGCGTTAGTTCTTCAATCCTAGGATAGAATCCATTCCTACGCATTAGATCGTGCATATAAGGCATCACTGCATTCTTCAGTGCACCTTTCTCTATCCCAACACAACTAACTCTGTAATCCTTTGCAGCCTTTAGTATACGTACTGCTGTCTCTCGGACATCCCACCTACCGTGTAGTATGTCAGCAACCCACCAGCCTTTGGTGTTAACCTTAACAATGGCTATCGCTGTCTCATCCAGTTTCGAATTCTTCGACTTGTTCGTCTGAGAAGAATCCGAGAAACCACATAGATCCACCGCCATAAAGTAGTTACCTTCATCAGGTTCCTCGTCGCTGACTTTAATCCATTCTTCCTTAAATATCTCACTCTGAGATGCTTCAAACGAAGCCATAAACTCTTGTCTGAAAGCAAAGCTAGACATTGAACCTTTAGCAGCTTCAATCTCTGCTGGATCTAACAATGGATTATCAAAGCTAGTGAAGTGCCATGCCTTGTAATCCTTATCCTTACCACTATCACCTAGCCTATACAGTTCATAGAAGTGGTTTCTACCCATTGGCGTACCAATGAACATTGCTCTACCCTTCTGATCCGCTAAAGCAGGTCTTAAGATCTGTTCGAACACCTGTGGCTTCATATCAGCGTATTCGTCCATCACTAGATACTTTAAGCTGACACCACGCATTGTCTCTGGTCTATCTGCACCCTTTAGTGAGATCATTGCACCATTGACTAAGGTAATCTGCATATTGTTAACATGACTACCTTTAATGACTGTATGGCCTAGCTCTAACAGCGTAGACCACATAATATCTCTAGCTTGACCCTGTGTTGGTGCTACATACCAGACATGACCCTTTTCAGTCTGTAGTGCCTCTATGATCAGTGTCCAAGCTGCTAACCTAGATTTACCTGTACGTCTACCAGCAGCGATGATCTTAAACCTTGCTGGATCTTTAAAGACATCTTGTTGCCAGGGAAGTAACTTAACTTGTAGATCCATCGTCTTCTTCTTCTTCGTAATCAATCAACGTGGTTTCTACGTCAACAGGTTCATGCTCAATCATTTCTACTGGATTATCATTCACTCCAGTGATGTTGATGGTAATGGCTCTAGAGCCTCCTCCAACACCTTTCTCTTCAAAATAAGATACTGGCAACATCCTATCAACACACAGCTTCAGTGCTGCCATCTGATCCTTATCCTCATCATTCAATGCTTTGTGAACAATCTTACGGATAATAGCCTGTGAGTGTGTCAGCAACAGCGAAGCTGTTAACTCTTTAATCCTTGCTGCTTCACCAGGAGGTCTACCTCTTTTAGCTCTTTTGATGTACTTCTGTACCTCTTCCTTCTTTGGTCTTCCTCTTTTCCTTTTTTTGGCAGGCACTTTCTTTTCTTCATTGACTGCCACAACATCCTGGCTGACCGATGAAGGTAGCGAACAAAGATCAGAT